AAATGAGATTTATTACATACTATAAAACAAACCGTAGACATGATATTGATAATGGTACTCCTAAATTTCTCCTTGATGGACTTTCAGAAAGTGGCTTTATTATTGATGACGATAGCAAACATATAACCAAATTAATAATGGAATGTTATGTTGATAAAGAAAATCCAAGGACAGAAATATTTGTTTACATTAAATAATTAAATTTGTTCAACATATTGAACACCTACGATGGTAAAATTTACATAAATAAAATATTTAATCCAGAACACACTAAAAAATAAAAAGGTGTGAAAATGAGAAATTATTTGCAATTCATAATGTACACAAAAGGAATTACATATAGACAGTTATCTAAGTTATCAGGTGTTAGTATTGGTGAATTACACAATATTGCTATGCAAACTTCAGATCCTACGCAGTCCACTATGATTGCAATTGCAAAAGGATTAAATATGGAAGTAACCGAGGTTTTTAATCTAAAATATAAGTGAGGTGATTGATGTGGAAAAACAGTTTTTTAAATTAGTATGCATTGACGAAAATGATCCATTTGAGTACAAAGTTTTAGAAGATGTGAATAAAGGAACTTTAGAAGATGTTCATTCTTATGTCAAACAAAACATACATAAACACAAGTCGGCTAAATGGACTCTTATCCCATATAGCTGCAATTTATAAAATTAAATATTAATCATTAACTAAAGGGGTTGGTTTTTGCCAATCTCTTTTTTATTGGAAAGAAAGGAATTATGATCATGGAAAAAATCGGAATTAAAACATTTTGTGAAGAATATTCAAAGAGAATTGATAGTTTAAAAGAACAGTATATTAAGGATAACTTAAAGATAACACCTTATATTCCATATGTAGTAAAAGGCTCATTAGCAGATAGTTTATTGAAGATTACTATGGTTGATAAAAACGGTAATGTTAAGGCTAATTCTTACGTTGAATATTTATTACTCACTCGTATTTTTATTGAACAATACACAAACTTAAAAGTTGAAACTGAAGGATTCTTTGAAGAATATGATGCATTAAAGAAAAGTGGATTGTTCGATTTATTATTTTTCGGAACAGATGACAAGCTTTCACTAATTCCTTATGCTGAAATTGAAGAATTTAAGTTTATTATCAATGAAAAGAAAAAGGATATTATGACAAACAAGTATGAGATTCATAGCTTTATAAAGGAACAGGTTGAAAGATTTGGTCAGTTAGCAAATGTAACATTAAATCCTATCGTTGACGCTGTATCAAAGTTAATTGAAGATGTGCCGGAAGAAGATATTAATAAGGTAATCGAACTTGCAAAGAGAACTGATTTTAGAGAAGACAAAAGTGAAAAATAGATATATTGGAATTTAAAATGAAATTCAAATTTCTTGAGGTATTTTATGAGTGATTTTATAGACAATAAAATAATTATTCCCATGAATAAATTTGCAGACAAACATCCAAATTTTATTTTTCGATTACAAGTAATATTATGTATTATTTCTATGATACTTTCAATAGCAAACTTAATAATGATATTATCATCGACATAATCGAAATAATAAGGGCGAATACAGATATATAAGTTTTTATCCAATCTCTTCTATTAATAGTTTTTGCACGTTTTTTGTTGTCAAAATATTCTAAACATTCAGATTTAACAGTAATTTTCCAATATAAACTAAAATCTTTATGTGGTGACTTTGGCTTGGCAATAATCAGACCATCTTCATGTAAAGTATTAAGTATTTTAATGATTTCCTTTTCTGGAATTTGCAAAACACTTATATCATTTTTTTCTATCTTTATTGGGTTGGAATTATTGTTGTTAAATTCATTTATAAGTAGTTGGATTACTTTTTCTTTGTTATTCATGTTTTTCGCCTTTCTGTACCAAAAGGTACTCGAATAGGGTTAATAGTTAAATGTAAACATCTACAAATAGAATTATATCACAGATTGGTGAGGAAATAAACAAGCTCTATGCGTGTCAAAGCGTATAGAGCTTTTCTTGTGGAGAGCAGTTTTTGTACTGCTCTTTTTCTATTAAAGTTATGAAATTTATTAAATAAAAATTATTAAGTTGGAGGTGAATTATGGCTAACAATAAAGCTGTTTTTCAAGAAATTGAAAAGCAAGTAAAAAATCTTGAAAAGAATATTGCAAACAAAGTTGCTCCTAATATAAACAAACTTTTTATTCGGTCAGTAGAACGTGCAATTCAAAATTGGTACAACGATTATCCACCAAGATATTATATACGAACGGGGAATTTTATGAACGTTGTCAAAAGTGCAAAAACACGAGGTAACGGAAATATTCTTCGTATGTCTGTAGACTCAGGATATATGGACAATTATCACGGCTGGTACGGTTACAGTTTTGGAAATACCTATGATATTACACCTGGAAAGACTAACACGTTTAATGGACAAAAATTAAATGCAAGTATAGCTTTTGATTTTATGTTTGTTCAGGGTGAGCACGGTCATGGCGATTTATTGGCTCATAAGTCAATACCTCCATATATGTATGTCGAAAGAGACATTGAAGATGGTTTTGGTGGCAGAGCTTGGAAAATTATAGATAAACAAATTAAAAATATATTATTTAAATAATAACGAAGGAGGTATATTATGCCCGGAATGTTAGATTGGAAAATCAAGATATCTGCTGATATTAAAGATTTGCAAAACAAAATGCATAAAGTTGAGGGTAAGCTTGGGGAATTTGAAGGTAAAGACCATAAGGTTAAGCTGGATTTAGATACTAAGACTTTGGAAAGTGCTTTAAAGAAACTTGACTCTATGTTGGATTCTTTAGGTAAGGGAACGGGTGATTTTAAGCAGTTTGAAACCTTATCTAAGGATTTAGCAAAGGTTACTTCTGAACTCAGTGGTTTTACTAAGGCTTTTGGCAAGATAGACGACTCAGGAACTAAGAGTTTACTTAATATGGTTCAGAATATTGACAAGTCGTTAAATAATCTATCTAATCATGTTACTGATGAGTTTTTAAACAAGATTACATCTTCTGTTGGAACTGTTAAACAAAAGTTTGCAGATATTGGAGATGGCTCAGAATTTGAACCTCTTTTGCAGATGATTAATAAGATTGATTCATCAATTAATAATTTAGCAAAAGAAACTTCTAAAATCAAATTAAATATGAATCTTGATTTTGGAACTGAAATGTCAGAAAAAATGAATCAGCAAGTTTCTAAGGCTGTTAGCCGACAAGCACAGGCTTATAAGAATCTTTTTGAAACAATGAAGGGTTCAGGTAAAACAACTGAAGAAATGATTAAGTTCTCTTTGCCTGAAAATGCTTCCAATTCTGAAATAGTTGGTGCTTACAAAGGCGTAATAGAACGTGCTGAAAAACAATATGGTAAAAGCACATATAGCCTTAGACTGGGTTCTAAATATAACGATGCAAAGAACGAAGTTAAAAACGCAAATGCCGCTTTACGAAGAGCTGAAATTAAACGTGCAAACAGTAACGGTGTTAGTGATTTACTTGGTGGTAATTTCGGTGATGTAATCAATGAACTTTCAAAAATAGCAGCAAAATTAGATGAAATATCTTCTTCTGCTTCTGGCTTAAAGTCAGTTTTTGAAACAGGTTTTAATGTCAGTGCATCAGTTGAAGAAATTGCACAGCTTACTAATAAAGTTAAAAAACTTGAAGATGAGTTGCAGAAAGTTAAATCGGTTTCATCTGGTACAGTTTCTACTGGCGTTACTCTTGGTAATGAATCGAATATTTCATTAGAGAATAATCCAAAGAAAGACGCATTTCAGGGTGACATTGATACATCTTCAAGTGTGAAATCTCTTGAAAATCTTGAAGAAGAGATTAAAAAAATATTTACAGATGCAAATGAATTGCAAGAAATTCTTGATTCATTACATAATGGCAAATATTTTCATTTATCATGGACTACAGATGGAATAGATGCAACCGGTGCTGATGAACGTGTTCGTCAATTATCTAAACTTCTTAAAGAATATGGATATACAATTAATAATTTTAAAAGCGACTCAGACGCTTTTGATACCTCTGGTGTCATCAATGCTGTCAAAGAAGAGAGTAATGTATTAGAACAGAATACTCAGAAAGTTAAGGAAAATACACAAGCAAAGGAACAGAATGTCAATGTAAACCTTAATAAATATGATAAACGTTTGGATTCTTACAATGGTAAAGTTGATAAATATCAAGCCACTATTGACAGATTTAATGATGGTGGTTGGACAAGTGATACATATTTAAAAAATGTACAGGCTGTACGTGATGCTATCAAACAGTACGCAACTCTTCTCGACAATATAAAGACTAATCAAAATGGTATCGCTAGTGATGAGGATATTCAGAACTTAGACAAGTATGAAAAGAAAATCAAAGATACTATCGCTACTGTTACTAATATGTCGGCTGCTGAAAAAGGTTATAACTTTGTTTCAGGTCAGAAGGAATTAGACAAGATTCATAAAATTCTTGATGAAAACAGTAGAATGTCTTCTGAGGCGAAGGCTAAAATTAAGGCTTATTACAAAGAAATCGAAAGTGGTAATCCTAGCATGAGTTTAGATAGAATTCATGGCGAGATCATGAAGATTTATAATGCAGAAGTTGAAGCTGGTCGTGCTGGAAAATCTCTTATAGATGTTTTCAAAACAAGTAGATTGCACCAAATGGTTGCGCAAGTAGCTGGAATGTTCAGTGTGTATGATGTTATTAATGGATTGAAACAGGTCGCTTCTACCATTAGAGAACTAGATACTGCATATACAGAAATGCGCAAAGTATCTGATGAATCTGCACAATCATTAAAAAATTTCCAGAAAGAAAGCTTCTCTACTGCTGACTCGGTTGGTACTACTGCTCTTGCAATGCAGGATGCCACCGCAACGTGGATGCGTCTTGGTGAATCATTAGATGAAGCTAAAGAGTCAGCTAAAGATGCAACTGTTTTATTAAATGTATCAGAATTTGATAATATTGACGAAGCAACGGACTCATTAGTTGCGATGTCACAGGCTTACAAAGATCTTGATAAAATGGAAATTATTGATGTCCTGGATAAAATCGGTAACGAGTATAGCATCAGTACCGATCAGCTTTCAACGGCATTAAAAGATTCGGCTGCTGTATTAAAAACTCAAGGCAACGATCTTGCCGAAAGTGTAGCTCTTATTAATGCTGGTAATGCTATAACACAGGACGCTTCCAAAACCGCAGGTGAAACATTGCCTGAAAGATATAGAAATATATTTTATAGAACATATTTAACTGCAAGGGCAGCCTAAAGCTCTATGCCACAATATAGAGGAAACTACTATATGATGGATTCAAAAGTTAGAGATATTACAATGGCTTGTTTGCAACGAAGTACCCTAACGTATTCCGTAGACCATACGGTACTTGAGGCGAGGGTAAACGCTCAACGATCATTCTCCGATGAGGAGATTCAGACTTGTGAATAAAGGTGGAAATCCTGAATATCTGAATCATAAGAAGTACGGCTTAATCGCAAATGAAGTCGGTGAAAATCCGTTAAATGGAAAAGGTATGTTCCCTAATGCATAGCAAGGGAATAAGACATGATCTGTTACTCTTCCGAAAGGTAGAGAGATGCTATTATATATGAGGAATAAAAGGAATGAAGAAATTCGATAAAGAATATTCAACGCAATTTTCTCCTGAAAAGGAGTATTTATTGCAACATGGTGTTAAACCATCTTTTGTAAAGGAAATTAATGAAGTAACTACATATAAGTATACGAAAACGTCAGAGTTATTTAAACTACTGGCGATTTTTTATGCACAAAATTAGGAAGGAACAGATAATATATGGGTGATAGTAAATTGAAATATACAACAGAATATTTAAAAGAACTATGTAATGAAAAAGACTTAATTTTAGTTGGAATAGATAATAAGAACTTAAATGGTAAAAATAGACGTTGTGCATGTGTTTTATGTAATAAGCATAAGGACAAAGGGGTACAATGGATTCCTGTTGAAAAAATAGGCAAAAATAAAAAACCTTGTCAATATTGTAACCATTCAAAATTAAAAGAGACGTTCAAAGAAGAAATGAATATTATAAATCCCGATATCGAGATATTATCTGAGTATAAAAATTGGAATACGAAGGTAAAATGTAAATGTAAAGTATGTGGTCACGTATGGGATGGAAATGTGTCTTCTCTATTATATGGTAGTGGTTGTAAAATATGTGGACATGTAAAACTATGGAATTCAAGAGGAAGAAAAACAACGCAAGATATTATAAATGAAGTTGCAGAGGTGTCGCCTGAAATAGAGGTATTAGGTGAATACACTGGTAATAAAAATAAAATCTTATGTCGTTGCAAAATCCATAATACAAAATGGAAAATTCAAATTAGCACATTATTAAATGGTGCTACTAATTGTGAAGAATGCCAATTAGAAAAGGCAAGAAAGAAATTTGGATTAAACAAAGAAGTCGTATATACTAAAATTCATAAGGTGAATCCTAATATAGATATATTATCAGAATATGTTAATATTAAAGAAAAGATGAAATTCTATTGTAAGAAACATGATTATGAATTTGAAGCAGCTCCTTCTTCTTTTCTTTATAAGAATTCACTATGTTGTCCAATGTGTATGTATGAAAACGATAGATGCACAAAATTAATTGATGATGATTTATACAAATATTATGTAGAAGATGTTCATGGATATATCTATAAAGATAGAGAAGTTGTTAATGGTCATACAGTAATATCTTTCTTGTGTAAAAAGCATACCGATAAAGGTATTCAAAAAGTGCCCTTTCATAATATAAAATCTTCAAAATGTTGTTGTAGATATTGTAACGGATATTTTAGAACTACAGACGAATTTAAAGAAATTATAAAAGAGAAATTACCAAATATCGAAATTACAGGTGAATACACATTAGCTGGTGAACGAATTGGATGCAGATGTAGAACTTGTGGTCATGAATGGACACCACTTGCATATAATTTGATGACTGGATTTGGTTGTCCGAATTGCAATGCTTCTAATTCTGAAAACAATGTAGGAAAAATATTGGATAAATTTCAGCTTAAATATGAACGTCAGAAAAGATTTGATGATTGCAAGGATATAAATACTCTTCCATTTGATTTTTATCTTAACGACTATAATGTTGCCATAGAATATGACGGTGAACAACACTATATGCCTGTTAATTGGAATGGTAAAATGTCAGACGAAGAACTAAATAGAGCGTTTGAATTGGTTCAATTTCACGACAAAATAAAAACTGAATATTGCGAGGAACAAAACATTCAATTGATTCGTATTCCATATTGGGAAAAGAACAATATTGAATGTTTTTTATTTGATAATTTGTTAGAATTAAACATATTACAAGAAGTATCATAAAAAAGAGAATAATATAATAGTATCTGATACAAGGGTTGCGACTTGTATCAAACATAAAGGGTGTTCGTACAATTAGTCTGCGACTCGCAGGAACAGAAGAAGCTAAGGATGAATTGGCTTCTTTGGGTGAAGATGTAGATGATTTTGTTGTACAGACCAGTTCAAAAACACAGAAAATAATCAAAGATTATACTGCTGTTGCATCTAACGCATATCAAGGTGTTGATGTCTTAGATGCTAACGGAAACCTTCGTAATACATACGATATCCTTTTAGACATCGCCAAGGTCTATAAAGAGATTCAAGAAGAAGACAAAAAGGCTGGAACAAACCGAGCAAATGCTTTAGTGGAGGCTATTGCAGGTAAGAACAGATCCAATATTGCTTCTAGCATCCTGCTCAACCCAGAAATGTTAGAGTCTGTATACAATTCTGCACTTGACGCAGATGGAGCAGCAATGAAGGAACTTGACTCTTATATGGAATCTCTTGATGCTAAGGTAGCACAATTCCAGAATAGACTCCAAGAGCTTGAATCTGATTTAGTAAGCTCCGATTTTCTGAAGGGTATAGTTGATTTTGGTACAGGAGCAATCCATGTATTAGATCAACTTATTGACAAATTTGGTGTATTACCAACTCTTGCTTCTACTATTGCAGCAGCATTTTCATTTAAAAATGTCGGTAGGGATAAAATGTATTCCCTCACTGTTTTGAATATGCCGACAACATACATAATTTACTATGGATATATAGGTTTAAAGTGTGTTATTCGTGAGATACACGATGATAAATAAATAATCGGGACAATTTGCGGGAACTGCTAATAAACGGTCTGGTAATGCAGATGTATCACAACACTTCTATTATAGCAATATAATTAGAATCGTAAAATCGTGACGTTTGGCACAATCCGCAGGGACAGGTCTTTCCGAGACAAGCCCTCACAGTAGCGACAACTCCTACGTCAAGTTATATGCAACGATGCTTGGCGAATATGCGCTCGGCACTCTCTGACACAACAGAGGTAAATCTGTGATGGATTTACATTAAATGCAGAAACTTATCTTCTGATTAATTGTTTGGCGTATCATTCCAATGCGTAGATAAGATGGAATAAAAAATAGAGAATAAATAAGATAGGAGAAATACTCTTCTCTTAGAGAAAGGATTGAGCTTATGGAATTAAATGAAATTAAGAAACAAATTCGTGCAATAAATCCAATGTTTACTGATGAACTATTAGACTTATTACACGAATATTTTTGTCAAAAAAATAATATAGATATATTACATTCTTTGGACTCAGAAAAAATTAAAAATATAACTACTCTTCTTCTAAAAGAATCTCATAAATAGTTTCTTTTAATGTTTGTTTAGATACTTGAAGCACAGTTGTCATAGATGCAAAGTAAAGTGCTGAATTTTTGATTCCCGTACTTTCATCTTTTAAGGTGTCAGAAAATGACTCTACATTATCTGTAAAAATGTCTGTAATGTTTTCTACTGATTCAGAAAATGCTTTGTCTACTATTTTATCAATCTGTTCTTTTGTTAATTCTTTCATATATAAATACCTCCGATGTTTTGTTAATATGATTATAACACAAAGAACACAAAAGCCCACAGAATTATTCCGTAGACTTTGCTAAACTTATCCCCCTAAAATATTATAA